CCTTATTTTGTTCGGATAAGTATGTAGACGGTATAAAATAGTCGGTAACAACAATTTTGTTGTCTCCTAAAATTTGTATAATTCCTTTGATTTTTTTCGTTCCGTCCAGCTTTCTTAAAATCTGCCAGTGCGGCATTTCCATCATGTCCGCAATGTCGATAGTTGTCAGTGTCAGTTCTTCTTTGTTTTCTGAAATCTGAATATCGTTCATCAGCAAATCCCCCATTTCTGCTTAAATGAAATAATTGTGTTCAAAATAAACTGCAAAAATTTTTCGTCCTGTATGCTCTGGATTTCCGTTATCAGCTGTTCTTTCATCTCGCACCGCCTTTCTTGTCAGATGCAAGGTTACTTGTAAAAATCCACACACATCTTAAAAAGTGTTCGCTGAGTAAATTCAGATTTTTGGTAATTTCTTCAATATACAGTTCTCTCATAATAATCTACCTTTCTTTCAAAAAATGTTTGATTTCTCCGAAAGAAACTGATATGATAAATTTATCAATTCCTTTCGGATTGGTGTCAGAGTAGTCAGTTACCTCCAAGTAATGCTTGACTACTCTTTTTCTTTTTCCAAAAGAAGATGAATTCCTCGTCTTATAGCTTCGCCTTTAGTAAGATTGTATTTTTTACAATACAATCTCAATTTTAATTCAGTTTCTTTATCAAGACGAATGCTGAACCTGTTTGACTTTGGGTTATCAACTTTTGGACGACCTGCTGGTGACATTGAATCACTTCCTTTCTTGTCACACCTTTATTATATTTATGTCACACCAAAAAGTCAATATCTTTTTTCAAAAAATTTCCCTCAAAAATCAACACCCATATTTTGGGAGCAGTACATTCAAATCCACAAATCACTAGCTGATATTCAGTTGTCAATGTTCAAACAAACAGGGGCATTTCTGCCCCTGCCATTACATTTTGGAAACAAGCGTTGACAGCTTGCTTTTTGTCATTGTGCGCTCTTCCGGTGTCATGTCGGAGATAAGTTCCGCCATATCCTCCGAAAGC